CTGGTCATCGTTTCGTTGGCGGCCTTCAAACCGTTGAAGTCTCTATTGACTTCTTCCTTTCATACGGTGCTGGCGAAGTTGAAGCAGCACTTGCAGCCATGGTTGGCCAAGGCACAACAACACTCACCATCAGCCCTTCAGGAACGACAGAGTCTGCAAGCAATCCAGAGTACGTCATAACTAATGCCATGCTGGAATCCTTCACTCCAATCAACTCAACGGTGGCCGAATTAGCCACTGTAAGTGCCGTCTGGACCGGGGGCACTTGGGTTCGAGACATTACAGCACCGTAACTAAGGACAGAGGGAAACATGAAAATCCAACTACGCATCACGCCCAACGAAGGCGAACCATACGAACTAGAAACAAACCTGTTTGTCATTGTCGCTTGGGAACGCAAGTTCAAACAAAAAGCCTCGACACTTGCTAACGGCATCGGCATCGAAGACCTTGCGTTCATGGCGTATGAATGTTGCAAACAGCAAAACATTCCAGTGCCAGTTTCATTTGACGAATACATCAAGAAAGTCAATGCCGTTGAAGTAGTTGGTCAAGAAGACCCAAAAGCCACCGAAGCAACAGTTACCGAAGAGCCTTAGCAGAGGTACTTGTTGCAACAGGGTTTTACCCACCACAAATAGAATTCGAGATGGACGACCTAACCACCGTCATTGAGATTTTGAACAACCAGCAGAAAGCACAACGGAAATGACAGCATCAGCCTCAATAGAGATAGCAGGTCTGAAAGAAGCCATCCGTTCGCTGAACAAAGTTGAGCCGGGGCTTCGTAAAGAGTTCACTGCCAACGCCACACAGATTGCCCAGCCTGCGATTCAAGAAGTGCAAAACGGCTATCAACGAAAATACCCATCGGGTATGTCTCGCAATTGGTCTCAAGGTGGAAACAAGAAATTTCCTTTTACCGTTGCACAGGCTGTCAAAGGCGTGAAGTTGAAAGTTGACGCATCAAGGGAAGCCGTCAGCCTTATCTACATAGCGCAAATGAACGCTGGCGCACAGATTTGGGAAACGGCTGGACGCAAAACATCTAACGACCTTGGCAACAACATTGGGGCAAATCCAAAACCAAATCACACTCGCAACCTTGGCCCTTCTGTTTATCGCAAACGCAGAGAGATTGAAAAGGCTTTACAGCGCCTCTCAATGGATGCCATTCAGCGAGTCCAAAAGGAACTGAACTAATGGCACTTGCTATACCAATCATAAGCACCTTCGACGGAGGTGGAGTTTCCAAGGCCATCAACGAATTTCGAAATCTGGAGGGCGCAGGAAAAAAGGCGCAGTTCGCCATTCGGAAGGCAGCCGTTCCTGCAGCTGCAGCCTTGGCTGGTTTGGCTGTTGTTCTGGGCGACGCAGTATCGGGCGCTATTGAAGACGCTGCAGCCCAAGACCTGCTTGCTAACAGCCTAAGAAAGACCACTGGCGCAAATGATGCACAGATTGCCAGCGTCGAAGACTGGATAACGGCGCAAGGTCAACTGCTCGGAATTTCGGACGACCAATTGAGGCCGACTTTGAATCGGCTCGCTAGGGCAACTGGTTCAGTTACTACGGCGCAAGAGTTGGCAACTCAAGCAATGGACATTGCTGCAGCCACCGGCAAACCACTGGAGACCGTCGTAGGGGCATTGGAAAAAGCCTATGGTGGCAACCTTGCAGCCCTAGGCAAACTTGCTCCTGAATACCGTCAGATGATAAAGGACGGTTCAACTTTTGAAGACGTCATGTTTGCACTTGCTCAGACCACTGGTGGCGCAGCTGCAGATGCAGCCGAAACCACGGCAGGCAAGTTTGCTCGACTCAAACTTGGTTTTGACGAAACAAAAGAATCTATTGGTGCAGCACTTTTGCCAGCCGTTGAAAAGTTGTTGCCATACCTTGAGAAGTTTGCAACCTGGGCGCAAGACAACCCCGAAACATTTATGATTATTGCTGGAGCGTTAGCAGCCATTGCAGCGTCCATCGTGGCCATAAACATTGCCATGGCACTCAACCCAATTGGGCTTATCACCATTGGCGTCATTGCGCTCATTGCTGGTCTTGCCATTGCCTACACAAAGTTTGAAGGTTTCCGAAAAGTTGTTGACAATGTTTTTGGCGCTATCAAATGGTACGTCAACAATGTCACGATTCCAGCAGTCAATCTGTTAGTAGATGTATTCAAAAAAGCCTTCAACGGCATTGCTACCATCTGGAATAACACCATCGGCAAGTTCTCTTTCACTGTGCCATCGTGGGTGCCGGGTATCGGTGGCAAAGGCTTTTCTATGCCTGACATTCCGATGTTGGCTAACGGTGGCATTGTCACTGGCCCGACGCTCGCCATGATTGGTGAAGGCCGTGGCCCAGAGGCTGTCATTCCGTTAGACCGTATGGGTGAGTTCGGCATGGGTGGTGGCACAACTGTCAACATCAACGTCAACGGTGGCGACCCACAGGCTGTGGTGCAGGCACTACGCACTTACATGAGGCAAAACGGCTCTGTACCTATCCGTGTGAGCAACATCTACTAATCATGGCTCTGCAGATTTATGAGGTGTCGTACTCGACTAATGGTTCTACTTGGACAGCACTAACCAATGTGCAAAACATCAATTTCAATGCTGGCCGTATCTCACAGTTAGACCAAATCAAAACTGGCACAGCCACTGTTGAAATGCGTTACCCAACTGGCTACGCCTCACCCATTACGGATTTGGTGTCAGGGACGCAGCTGCGAATTAGAAACGTCACGCCGTCAATAACAACCAAACTTATTTGGACAGGGTTCATTTCCGATGTCAATGCCCAATACGGCATTCCATACTCAGGTGGCGTCGGCCAAGCAGATTTTCTAACCATTCAGGCTGAGGGTTCGTTTGCTCGTTTTGGCCGTATGCAAGGCAACAGTTATGCAATGGCTGCAGGCAACATCAACACCCAAGTGGCTTCATCTAATGCAGAAACAGGTTTGACCCTGCAGGTGCAGCCACTAACCACTATTGACCCCACCCCAGTGTTCAATGGCAACCTAAGCGCAACCACAGTTAGTGGCACATGGGGCGATTGGGTAGCGAGGGTGTGCCAAACGCTAAACGCACGTCTATGGGAGTTAGGCAACAACGCCATCATTGTTAGCCCTTTTGCTACTAAGGCTCTCAACCCACCAAGTTTCAGCGACGTTAGCAATGTTGGCAACATACAAAAATACAATCAAATCAGTTTTGACAGCCTTGCAGACAACTACTACACACAAGTGACCGTAACCCCAGAAGGTTTTAGCGCTGCCACAGTCACGCAGGTTGGCGCTACCACGCCGTATCGGGCGTATCAAACAAACACGCTGAACGCCAGCACCAGCCAAGCCACAGACTTTGCTAACTATCTGCTCGCTAACTACGGCACAGCACGATTTGCTATTAGTTCTTTTACTTGTTCAGCCGAGGCTCAAGCGCAAAACTACTTAGATTTTGTGGGCTGGAATACTGACCTAACCACTTGTGCCGGTACCCAGGTGGCCGTTACTTTTCGTGGAACTACTTATCAGTGTTTGGTTGAGGGTGTGAGAATGTCTGCGACTCCTGCTGGCGCTTCATACACGTTCTTTGTGTCTGGTGCTGACCTAAACTCTTACCTGATACTTGATAATGCAACCTTTGGTAAACTCGACTCAAACAGATTGGCATACTAAACATGGCTACACCTACTAACCTTCCAGCAAGTTTCGTGACTGGGGCTGTGCTCACTGCTGCACAGCAAAATGACCTGAGAGGGGCGTTTCGTATTTTGCAAATTGTAGAAAGCACTCCTACAACATCATTAGTGACTTCTACCTCTACAACTTTTCAAGATTGTGGTTTGTCTCTAACAATTACACCACAAGCGACAACAAATAAAATTCTTTGTGTTTACATGATAAATGGATTTACAAGCGCAGCGACTACTGGATTAGGTATCCGACTTTTAAGGGGGGCTTCAACGGTTGTTGGTTCTGACTTAGATAATTGTTATGGAACAAGCAGTGGCATTGCCACAAACAGCACTTTGTATCTTTTTGATGCGCCAGCAACTACAAGTGCAACTACTTACAAAGTACAAATGAATCGCAATCAAGGCGCAGGTACTGCTTACATGAACGCTGCTGGTGCTGGAACAATGTCTAGATTTTTTGCGTTTGAGGTTTCCTTGTGATTACGCCACCACTAGTTCAACTGCTGTTAGACGCAGGTTTTAC